TTATATGTAGTGCTCAAGTAGTAGTTACTACTACAGTAGATGTATTTGATAATATAGCAACTATTACTGCTACTGCTGTTGTTTCTGCTATTGGAAAAATAATACTGGCTGGAAAAGCAAGTATAAATGCAATAGCAACTGTAACAGCTAACGCTAATACAATATCTGCAGCAAAAGCTTCAATTAACGAAACAACTACTATTACAGCAAAAGCATATAAACAAGGCGAAGAATGGACAACTGTAACAGCAGGTTCTAATACATGGTTACAACAAGGATAAAAAATGGCAAAGACAAAAATTAGTGAATATGATGCAACCGCAGGAAATAATACTGATATAAATAGTATTAATATAGATGAAGGTTGTTCACCATCTGGTATCAATAATGCTATTCGTGCATTAATGTCACATCTAAAAGCGTGGCAAGGTGGTACAAGTGGAGATACATTGCCAATAGCATCTGGTGGTACAGGACAAATAACTGCTGCTTTAGCTATTAATGCTTTATTGCCTACACAAACAAGTAATTCTAGTAAGTACTTAACTACAGACGGTTCTGTTGCATCATGGGCAACTGTAACTACATTTAGTGCTGGTATGATTTTAATGTGGTCTGGTACTATTGCTACTATACCTAGTGGATGGGTATTATGTAATGGTTCTAATAGTACTCCAGATTTACGCAATAGATTTGTTATTGGTGCTTATTCTGATACAAGTAGTGTAGCATACACAACTGTAACTGGTGCTAATACACAAACTGGTGGTACTAAAGATGCTATTGTAGTAAGCCATACACATACAGCAACAGTAACAGACCCTAGCCATTCCCACACTGCTGCGTCACAAGCAAGCGGTGGTCAATATGGCAGCGGTGGGTATCCTCTTACATTTGGTTCTGGAAGTACTGGCACAGCTTCAACAGGCATTACAGTATCAAATAGCACAGAAGGCTCAAGTGGAACAAATCAAAACTTACCTCCTTACTATGCACTTGCATTTATTATGAAAAGTTAAATATGGCTATTCGTAGATTACAATTTACAGAGTGGAAACCAGACCAACCAGCTATTGGTGAGAGTCTTAATGACGCTAAAAATGTTGTTCCTGTTTTAGCAGGATATGCTCCATTTCCTAGTGCATCTAATTTATCTAGTGCTGCTAGTGAAAGTCTTAACAATGTATTTGTAGGTAAGATTGGTGATACAGTTCAATTATTTGGTGGTGGTGCTTCTAAACTATTTAAGTTTGATACTGCTAGTCTTGCATTAACAGATGTGTCTAAAACTGGTGCTTATGGTGGAACTATTCGTTGGCAATATGCACAATTTGGTTCTATATTATTAGCAGCTAATTATCATGAACCTATACAGGCATGGAGTTTAGGTGTTTCTAGTACATGGCAAGATTTAGGTACATATGTTAATGGCACTTATACTAGAACAGGTACAACTGTTACAGTTACTACAACTACTGCACATGGTTTAACTACCAGCAGTACATATAAGATTTACTTTAAATCAGGTGGTGCATTATCTGGTAACTATGTTATTACATCTACAAGCTCAACAACATTTACTTTAACTACTGCAGCTAGTGGCACGATTGCGACAAGTAATATGAGTGTCTATACATCATCTGCACCTATTGCTAAATATGTAACGGTGATTCGTGATTTTGTAGTATGTGCAAATATATTAGATACACCTAATAAATTGCAGTGGAGTGATATTGCAAATGAACAAAATTGGAGTTCTGGAAGTGCTTCACAATCCGACTTCCAGCTAATTGCTGACGGTGGAAACATTACTGGTTTAACAGGTGGTGAAATTGGTATTGTATTCCTAGAAAAAGCTATCTACCGTATGCAGTATAGTGGTAGCCCTTATTTCTTTGAATTTAACGCAATATCACGCAATCTTGGATGTATTGAAGGTAACTCTATAGCACAATATGGTGGTATGTCTTACTTCTTATCAGATGATGGATTTTATTCATGTGATGGTAAAACAATTACCCCAATAGGTGTAGAAAAAATAGATAGATATTTCTACTCTACATTTAACCTTGCTAAATCTGACACTATGTCAGCAACAATTGACCCTATTCGTAAACTTGTTATTTGGAACTATCCTACAGTAACAGGTGGCAATTCACTTATTATTTACAATTGGCAACTTAATAAATGGTCAAGAGGTGAAACAGATACTACTTATGTAGCTTCTGCTGCATCTACAGGAGTAACATTAGAAGGTATTGGTACTTTATATCCTAGCATTGAAACAGTGCCAGCATCACTAGATGACCGTATCTGGGCTGGTGGTAAGTACGTTCTTGCAGGTGCTAGAGGTGCTTATATTGTTACATTTACAGGTGCTAATACTACTGCAAACATTGTATTATCTGATTTTGAAGATGGTTATAACTCTGTAGTTAAACTTGCTAGACCTATTATTGATAATGGTGCAGCTAGTGTTTCTGTAGCTTCAAGACGTAAACTAGATGATAACATTACATTTACAACTGCTGTTTCTTCTGGTGAAGGTGGTCGTGTACCATTAAGAAATGCTGGAAGATGGCATAGATTAAGCGTAACACCTACAGGAAGTTGGACAACAGCTATTGGTATTGACGTAGACACTGAACCACAAGGAAATAGATAATGGCTCGTAGTGATATGTACAGGGGTTTAAACCCTACTGGTGCAGACCCTCGTGAGATAAGTGAAGTAACTAATAACATATTAAGTGGTAAAACAAACAATACTGGTGACTTTACTACAGCACAAAGTGCTACATCTACAGTGCTTTATAACGCTTTGATAGGCTATAATAGTGTTATACTTTTTACACCTATGAATGATAGAGGTGCATCAGAAATGGCATCTGTATATGTTCAAACTTTAAACAAAGGTAATGCTATTATTGCTCATGGTTCACACAACTTTGATTGTATTTTTAAATATATAGTAGTGGGATGATTCTTAATTATATACCTAAACAAGATTTAAGGCAACATTGGGACTTTGTTAAACATGGTCTTGAAATAGTTCGTTCTAAAGGTCATCCACGTTGGATAGTAGAAGATGTCTACTGTGACTGTTACGAAAATCGTTCTATGTTGTTTATAGCTATTCACAACAAACAACCTTATGGCTTTGTTGTATTGCAACCTATTGGTCAAACAATGCACGTTTGGGCAGCATGGTCTACTATTAATGATGAAGTACTTTTTCAGCAAGCATGGCAAGAAATACAACAAATAGCAAAACAAGGCGGTAAAACAGAAGTTACATTTACATCTGGTCGTAAGGGATGGGAACGTAAAGTAAAACAAATGAATTTTAAACCAACAACTTGGACATTCACTCTTTAAGGAAAGCAATATGAAATTATTACATTTTTTAATTCCAGCACTAGGTAATTACTTTACACTATGGGGTGGTGGAGGTTCAGGAGGTGGTGGCACATCTACAACTACAAGTGGTATTGACCCTTCTATCCAACCTTATGTAACTGATATTTTAAGTCAAGGTCAAAAACTTTACCAATCTAATAACCCACAGTATTATGCAGGTCAAACATACGTTTCACCATCTGCTCAAACTACATCAGCTTTAACTGGTGCAGAAAGAATTGCTACTGGTGGTAATCCATTAGTAAATACTGCACTTCAACAACAACAAGATGTTGCTAGTGGTGCTTATTTACAAAACAATCCATACTTTAACCAAGCTATGGCTGGTGCTGCACAGGGTGCAACAACATCATACAATGATGCTATTAAAGCTGCACAATCTGGTGCTTCAGCATCTGGTCGTTATGGTTCTGGTGTATCTGCTGATATTCAAAATCGTGCTGCAACTACATTAGGTCAAACACTTGCTAATAAGTACGGTGATTTAGCTTATGCTAATTATGCTAATGAACGTGGTATGCAAAATGCTGCTGCTACTAATGCACCTACATTAAGTCAAGCACGTTACCAAGATGTAAACCAACTTATGAATATTGGTAAAATTGGTGAAGATTATCAAAACCAAGCATTGCAAGCTGACATCAGTCGCTTTAATTTTGGTCAAAACCTTCCGTATCAAAAACTACAAAACTACGCTAATCTTATTAACCAAACTCCTGCTGGCACTGTATCTACTACAAACTCACAGCAATCTGGTGGAAAGATTGTATGTACTGCCATGAACTCTGAATATGGTTTTGGTAGTTTCCGTAATGCTATTTGGTTAGCACAATCTAAAGATTTAGACCCAGCTTACGAAAAAGGCTATCACGCACTATTCTTACCATTAGTAACATATGCTTATAAGAGTGGTACAAAGAGTGCCCTACAACGCATTTTAAGGGGTGTTTTAGAGCATATCGCAAGACACCGTACTGCTGATATCTGGAAACAAAAAAGAGGTAAAAACAGAGATAATATTGGCATGATTTATCGTGCTATTCTTGAACCAATCTGCTACGTTGTTGGAAAACTAAAAGGGGAATAATCATAGATCCGATCAGTATAACAGGGATAGCTGCACTAGACGCAGCTTTAACAGGTGCTGGAGTAGGTGCTGTAGGTGGATTAGTAACAGGTCAAGACCCACTTAAAGGTGCTTTATTAGGCGGTGCTGTAGGTGGCGGTGGTTCTTTATTAGGACTTGGTGGTGCACCTATTGCTGGTTCTGCAGGCGGTACTATGGATGCACAAATGGTACAAGATGCTGCAAATGCTTATGTTAATGCAGGCTACACTCCTGAACAAGCATTAGGATTTATTGACCAAGCAACTGGTAATGCTGGCGGTGCTGCTATGAATACATTATATGGGGATGCAGGTGCTACTCTACAAAGTGCTGCTCAAGCACCATTTAGTGGTTCATCAGGTGGAATATTAGATTACATGAAATCAAACCCAGCTGTTGCATTGGCTGGTGGAACTAAACTTTATGATATAGCTAATCAACAACAACCATTAGTAAATGCACCAAGTGGTGGAGTTAATAGAGGTAAAGGTGTTTCAGAATACCAACCATTAGTAAATATTGAAATACCGAAACAAAGATATCCACACTCATTATTATTAGGATAATACTATGGCACTATTAGATAACCCATTTTTTACACAAGAACCAGCCTATTTAAGTCTATTAGGCGGAGATACAGAAAAAATTAAAAATCAAGCATTAACTTCTGGACTTGTCAATACTGCCATTGGATATTTAGCTGCTCCTAAAAACCAAAGATTAGGTTTAGGTCGCATATTGGCTGGTGCTTATCAACAAGGTATGCAAGGTGCACAAGGCACTTATGATAAAGCCACGCAAGATTATATTAATGGTCTAAAAATTAAAGAATTACAAGATAAAGAAGCAGAGAAGAAATTATATGAGCAAGCAGCTCCTACATTCTATACTAAAACACCTGCTGTTACGCAAGATGTAACACAATCTGGTGGGTATGCTCCTGCACAAACAACAATATCTCCAGACCAAATGATGCCTAATTATGGTTTAGTAAAACAACCAGATGTAACTACACAACAAGTAGTAACTCCAGAACAAAATAAATTCAATCAAGATACTTTTATGAAATTTCTTATTGATAATCCTAATAATCCATATGCTAAAAACTTGCTAGAAACTGTGGATACAATGAAGAAACTTAATACTCCAGTTAAGCGTGATACAGCAGTTGTAAATGGTGTATTAGTAGACACTCAAACAGGAGCAGCTGTATATGGAACTAAAGACATTAAAACAAGAAATGTAGATGCTGGAGATAAAGTTCTTATAGTTAATGAATCTACTGGTGAAACTATTAAATCATTTAATAAAAAAGAAGCTCCTAAAGCTCAAGAATTGTACGAACAAAAACCCACTATAGATGCTAATGGTCAAACAGTTTATTTACCAACTGTATATGGTGCAAAGAAAAATCTTCCAATACTTGATTTGCAAGGTAAACCAGTTACTGATTATATACCTACTCGTACAAAACCAATACTTCCTCCTTCAATACAAAAAGCTGAAGATGCTGACTATGAAAGCATTACATCTGCTAACACTTTAGTTAACGCTACTAACGACATGATTAGTTCATTGATAAAAGGAAATATTCCAATGAGTGTTACAGGTAGATTTGGAGCTGCTACATCATCCTTGACTGGAATTGGTGCAGATGATCCAAATGTTGTTGCATACAAAGAATATGGAAGATTTAAAAATAGACTTGTAACAGAATCATTAAGATTAAATAAAGGTACACAAACAGAAAATGATGCTTTCAGAGCTGCAAAAGATTTTGAATCAGCATCATCACCTCAAGATGCAATTGCTGCATTAACTCAATTAAATTGGTACAATTCACAAGCAATTGAAAATGCAAGCAAAAATGTATTGCGTAGAAGAAAAAATAGTGGTTTGCCAGCTCCAGAAGTAATGCCAGAAAAACCACAAAGCCAAGTAGTTGAAATACCAGCTGGCATTGACGGTATAACTTTATTAACAAGACTTCCAGAAAGATTCTTAAAACAAGCTGCTGTTAAATTGCCAGAAACTATTAATGACCAAAAATTAATATATGACAAATTGCCAAAAGGCTCTAGGTATGTTGACGTTGATGAATCTGGTCAACCAATAACAAATTCAGATGGTACATTTAGAATAGCTGTAAAACAATAAGGAAAAAATATGGGATTAGGTAACGATCCAATTTTAATGGGCGGTCATGTAGTGCCAAGAGATAAATATACTCAAAATAAAGAAGGTAAAATTACTCTTTCTTTGCCAGAGATTAAAGTATCTAATAAAGAACAAGCACCACCACCTATGGTAGAAGCACAACCAAAATCTGCTAATTTTGCTGCAATGCCAACACAAACTGTAGAGCAAGCAACTGGTTACAATCCATTTTCAGAAACAGCTAGAAGTGCTATTGGACAAGGTTTAGGCATGGGGTTTGGTGATGAACTGGAAGCTGCATTAAGATCAGGTTCTATTAGCAATGATGAGTATATGAAAATTAGGAATGAACTCCGTAAAAAACATGAACTGTTTGCTACAGAACATCCTGCAATTAATCTTGGGTCTGAATTAACTGGTGGTATTTTGTTTCCATATGGAAAAGCAGTAAAAGGTGCTGAAATGTTAGGTATTGGCGGTGGATTAGACGCTGCACTAAAAAG